CGTCAACGCTTAGAGAAAGAGCTAGAGTATGATGGTCAAGTGTTTGGCTTTGAGTACAGCAAGAAAGAGATCAACAGAGCGATCCGTTTCAAGGAGCAATACCCTGATGCGAAACCGTTGTTCCCTTTAATTGAGAACAAGATGAATAAGCCTGAGAGTTTGTACTATTTAGAACAGGCAGGTATTAAACGACCAGTCATGTACAACTTAGGCTACGGTAACAATAACTGTATCGGCTGTGTGAAGGGCGGCAAAGGTTATTGGAATAAGATACGACAAGATTTCCCTGAAGTCTTTGACAAGATGGCAGAGGCAGAGAGGGTAGTGGGTAATAGCTGTATCCGTAACACATTCTTGGATGAGCTAGACCCTGATGCAGGAAGGCAGCAAAAGATCATCATGCCTGACTGTGGTAACTTCTGTGACATAGAATTTTCAGAAGTTTTACATCCAAGGCTTGACGAAATATATGAAGAGCCTGTACAACTAAAGCTACTATGAGAGGAGTAAGTATAATGTACAATCAAGTAAACACATTTTTCCCTGAAGGGAGAGTAACACGTAACCACAGCAAAGAGATGTGGCAGTATGAAACACGTAACCGTGAAACAAAACTGTTTGCACGTAAAGCTGATGCAGAACGCTATGGTCGTAAGAAACTGTACAACAATGAGATCAGAACACTGGAAGTTTTTACATCACGTGGTCGTATCTGTCACTACCTACAAAGTCGCCTGTATAAAGCTATACTTTCAGACAGCCACGATCTAAGCCAAGAAGTAATAGTTCTACGTAATGAAATAAAAGTATTGCGTGAGAAGCAAAAGCAAACTAAGACTATAGTAGGAGAGCTACTAGCAGATGTCTTTTTAGAAGGAGGAGAAACAAGCAATGACTAAGAGAGTATCACAACACAACAAGATTCTAAATCACCTACGTGAAACTAAAGGTATGTCACTACGTGATGCATACCTAGACTACCACATCCAGTCGTTCACTGCACGTATCAGTGAGCTACGTAAGATGGGCTATCGCATTGACAGTGTGAAGTCTAAACACCCTACATCAGGTCAACAATACACACGCTATGTACTAATAGAGGAGCAAGTAGCATAATGACTATGACACCAGAAGAGATCGCAGAACGTCAAGAACATTGGGCAGCTAAGCATGAAGAAGCTAAGCAAGTTAGAAATGAGGCTGCAGGTAGCTTGACAGCAGAACAACGTAAAGCTATTAAGATTGCATGGGGTGCATTAAATAGTGCAGAGTATAACATTCGTGAGATGTTTGACATTGATATGGATGATGCACGTAACATCAGTCGTGCTGAAGGATATCTGCGTAGAGAATTTCCAGGTATCGTAGACGAAGAGGAGTAAAACTAATGATTACCTACAGAGTAAAGTTCTTTGATGAAGATGGTAAGCTGATCTGTTGGCTTACTACACCACGTAAGAACGAAGCAGATGCAGTAGCTGCAAGCACAACAGAAAATGTAACATCGGAGGTTGAACGTGTCATCGTCCAGTAACGAGTACAACACCAAGCACATTGTACCTGTGCATAGCTACTACGTTAATCTGTCTCGTGAGATTGATGATGCTGATTGGATTGGTGAAGAAGATACAGCAGAGTATCTACGTACAGAGCTAGCTAACGTTAAGGAAGCTATGGATAACGGTGATGTATGGTACCCAATGTTTTAACGGGTACATATATTGTAGTACCCTTCTTAGTCTTGTACATAGGAGGGTTCTTATACTTTTTGTTACGAGGGAGTGACAATGACTATGACGACTGAAGGAGAGGATGATGATCCGTGTGATGATTGGACAGACCAGAGTAGACCGCTGTCGCAAGTACTTCAAGAGAGTACTGACAGCAGTGAGTGTGCTGACCAACGTCCTACTAGGGGGAAGTCTAAACCAGACATTCTCAGCAAGGAATTGGCAAAGAAAGAAAGACAATAAGCTGCACATTGTGTGGCTCATTGATGCACTACTAGGGAGAGGACACTGTTTAGAATGCTGGATATACTGGAAGACAAGAGGCCCATGGTAGAACGTCTAAAGAAAACATCTCTGATGTCTACTGTATGTGATGCTTACCTACACTCAGAGGATTACCGTAACTTATCCTCTAAGTCACAGCGTGAGTATGACTACACGTTACGCATAGCTATGGCTACAGAGATACTTACAGGTAAGACTATCGGTAAGACACAGATACAACACTTCACGTTACGACATGCCACCCACGCTTACGATGCATGGCTACACCGTGGTGTATCACGTGCTAACAAGATCGCTAGCATCATGTCTATCCTTATGAACTGGGCATCCTACCGTGAGCTTGTGTACCGTAACCCTATGAATGGCTTGAAGCGTGTGCCTAACAAGCAGCGCACAGTCATGTGGACACAAGAGCAAGTCAATACTTTCTTAGACACAGCTTTCTCCCAATGGAAGTATCGCTCTATAGGTTTGATTGTCATGATGGCCTATGAGTGGGGCCAACGTATAGGTGACATGCGTTTACTTACATGGGACAAGCTAGACTTAGAAACCCAGCGCATGGACTTAGAACAGAGCAAGCGTGGTGCAGAGGTACACCTACCTATAAGTGACCAGCTAAAGCACGTGCTTGTACAACAGAAGGATTACTTTGGATTCCAGCCTTACGTAGCACCACAGGTACGACCAAGTGATGGGGCATACAAGCCTTACATCTTGGATACACTATGTATTCACATCAATGAGATCAAACGTGAAGCTGGCCTACCATTAGAGCTAACAGCTATGGACTTACGTAGGACTGCTATCACTGAGATGGTTGAGGCTGGTGTAGATATTACACAGATCAAACAAGTGAGTGGTCACAAGAACATCAATAGCTTGACACCTTACATCAAGCATACATTCAGTGGTGCATCCAGTGCACTAGCTATGCGTCAAGCACATAAGGATAGAGACAATGACGATACATGAGATGCTAGAAGACATAGACTTAAATGATGGTGAGAGTATCCGTGCTGATTGTCCTAGCTGTCGTGGTCGTAACACCTTGACTATCTCTAAGGTGGACAGCAGGGTAGTGTGGAACTGTTACAAAGCATCTTGTAGTATCAAGGGAGGTAAGCTACAAGCTATGTCTTATATGGATATAGCTAAGAAGCTGAGCAAAGAGGAGAGATACGTGAAGCAAGAGAAGGAACAATGGGTACCACCTGAGTATGTAGTACTGCCTACCCATGAACACACAAAGCTACATCGTTTCCTTAAACGTTACGGTATAGCTATGGGCCAGGCTATGTATGACGTGAAGGATGAACGTGCAGTGTTCCCTATCTATCAGGACGGTAAGCTAGTGGATGCTACTGGACGTGCGCTGGGTGATAAGCTACCCAAGTGGTACAGATACACAGGTGCAGCAGATCATTACGTGATTGGTGATGGTGATACGATCCTTGTAGTAGAGGATGTTATCTCAGCTATCGTAGCAGCACAGGAGTTCCCTTACGTTACAGCTATGGCACTACTAGGTACTAACTTGACAAGTAAGAACATAGCTAAGATCGGTGAGTACAAGTCAGCTATTGTAGCACTTGACCCTGATGCTAGAGATAAGACACTAGAGTTTAAACGTACCATTGAACTATGGACAGGATTAAAAACAACTGCTATATCTTTAATGGACGACATCAAGTACCGTGTTGATGAAGACTTTGAGAAACTACGGGAGCTAACACAATGATTGAAGTAACTTACATTGACCACATGGGCAGCGACTTATCTGTAGTTAATGCTGCACGTGTATCATTTGGCAAACAACAGGATAGCTTTGATGCTGAGAAAGATACTAGACTTATTCGTTACCTTGCAAGGCATAGGCATACTTCTCCTTTTGGGCATTGCTTTGCTAGTTTTCATGTACGTGCTCCAGTCTTTGTGGCACGGCAGCTAGTGAAGCATAAGTTCCTACGTTGGAATGAGATTAGCCGTAGGTACGTGAAGACAGAGCCTGAGTTTTACAAACCTGATTGGCGTGAGGCAGCAGAAGATAAGAAGCAGGGCAGTGGTGGCTCTATGGATAAGTCAGAACGCAAACCTGTAGAGAATAAGTATGAACAGCTAACCAAAGGTGCAGCACGTACTTATCGCCGTATGCTAGAGCTTGGTGTCTGTGAAGAGCAAGCACGTATGGTATTGCCACAGTCTATGATCACTGAGTGGTACTGGTCAGGATCGCTTGATGCCTTTGCTGATATGTGTCACCTACGCTGTAAGCCTGACACACAGGCTGAGTCACGTGAGGTAGCAGATAAGATCAGAGACTTAATGATGAACCGATTCCCTGTCTCATGGGAAGCATTAATGGAGTATGCAGAATGAAAATACCTAAAGACTATCAAGATGAAATCCAGATCGTTGACATCGAAGAGAACGAGGATGGCAGTGCTAACTTAGAGATGACTATGGATGCACAGACATACGCTAGTATTTTTGAGTATGGATTTAAACAACTAGTCATGAAGATGTTAGAAGAGGAGAAGCAGAATGAAATACGTAGTGATGATTGATATTGATGGGGAATGGATGTATGTCCCTGAGAATGCTAAGATGTTTTACAATCATCCTGAGCCTAAAGTATTTGATACAATAGAAGAAGCTCAAGAAGAACAAGCCAAGTGGAACACTGGTATTGTTGTAGACTACGGTTCATCCTTTGACAAAATACGACACATGACAGACGAGGAACGACAACGTGCTATTGTACGTGCGGAGATTAATAAATGATGGAGCTAGCCTTAGTCCGTACTCTTATGGACAAGACATTCTACGATGACAACAAGGGTATCCGTACCCCTGATAAGTTATTCACTAAAGATGTGCGTAAGATCAAGAAGACTATTGACTACGCCATGAACAACTACGAGAAGAGCCTTACACCTGAAGAGATTGAGGCTCTCTTCTTTGCTACTAACCCTAGCTTAACTACAGCTAACAAGACTGCCTACCAAGACTTGTTCAAGAAGATCAAGAAGGTAGAACCTATTGACCCTGAGATAGCACAAGACGTACTGTCTAATCTGTTTCGCCAGGTTGTAGGTGAAGAGATTGCTAACAAAGGTTTCGACTATGTGAATGGCACAGAGACTTCACTAGAAGCAATGCGTCAGTTACTAGACACATACCAAGATGACTTCCTGCCTAACCTCAAGATTGATTGGGGTAACATTGAGATGGATCACTTACTTCAAGCGAATGACTACCAGTCTAAGTGGAAGTTTAACATCAATAGCCTTCAGCGCCACGTAGAGGGTGTCTCAGGTGGGCATTTAGTTATCGTGGGGGCTAGACCTAACACAGGTAAAACCTCATTCCACGCCTCTATCATCGCCTCTCCGAATGGCTTTGCTGCACAGGGTGCTAAGTGTATCGTGTTGTGTAACGAAGAAAGCTATGAACGTGTGGGTGCACGGTACCTCAGTGCTGCTACAAGCATGAGCATGGAAGAGATACGTGGTAACTATGCCTTGGCTGCTACACGATACAAGCCTGTCAAAGAGAAGATACACTTGTATGATAGTACAGGCAAGGACATGTCATGGGTAGAGGCTGTAATCAAAGCCTATCAACCTGACGTTGTAGTGTTAGACATGGGTGACAAGTTTGCTTCACGTACAAGTGACAAGTCAGATGTGTATCTAAAGGATGCAGCTATCCATGCTCGTAACATAGCTAAGCAGTATGACTGTTGTATCATCTGGATGTCTCAGCTATCTGCTGCAGCACAAGATAAGATATACGTTGACCAGTCTATGCTTGAAGGGAGTAAGACAGGTAAGGCAGCGGAGGCTGACCTCATGATCCTAGTCTCACGTAACCCTATCACTGATGGTAATACAGATGATGATGCACAAAGACACTTGAACATTGCAAAGAATAAGCTTAAAGGTGGGTGGCATGGTGTTGTGCATTGCGAGTTAGACGGGGAGCGATCACAATACAAATCATAAGAGGAGATCAACATGCGGCATGTACTAGACGTAGAGAATAGTGTCACTAAGCGTAACGGTAAGGATCACCTTGATCCGTTTGAGCCTAGCAATACACTGACACAGGTGGGTATTCTTGATGTAGATAACTGGAAGAATGAGAACATCTTTACATTAGATCATGTAGAGCATCAGGATTCTAACGGTATATCACGTAAGATAATACAGGATATACTAGATCAAACTACTTTGCTTATCATGCACAATGCACAGCACGACTTGATGTGGTTATGGGAGTCAGGCTTCAAGTACGATGGAGATATCTATGACACTATGCTTGCGGAGTACTTGTTACTTCGTGGTCAGAAACAACCACTAGGTCTATCTGCGTGTGCAGAAAGACGTAACCTACAGGTACAGAAAGATGACACACTCAAAAGATACTTCAAGGAAGGGTACAATACTAATGAAATCCCTCTCACTGAGCTTAGCTTTTATCTTAGGCATGACCTCCTCACAACTCGTGAGTTGTTCCTCAGCATCGAACAAGACTACGCCAAGCCAGAAGCCGCTTCCCTTTCCAGAGTTAAATCAACAACCTTTGATACCTGTAAAACCCTCACCCGAATGTACATGTCAGGAATCAAAGTCGATCTTCAAGAGCTTGGGAAAGTAAGACATGACTTTGAGAAAGAGAAAGCAGAGATCGAAGATCGTCTACAAAAGAAAGTCAGGGAACTTATGGGCGACACGCCTATCAATCTTAATTCGCCTGAGCAGATGTCCCAAGTCGTTTTCTCCGTATCAGTTCGGGATAAGAAAGAGTGGGCTGAACTATTTGAGTTCGTCGAAACCCAAGAAGAGTTCAAGTCCACAGTTAAAGCGAACACCAAGACATTACTGCGTACCAAAGCTTATACCTGCCCGACTTGCAGCGGGAAAGGTCAGACGTACAAAGTAAAGAAGGATGGCACAAAGTATGCCCGTCCTAACAAATGTAAGGATTGTGATGCACGTGGGTACCAACTTAAGAACCTCAACCAAGTGGCAGGACTTCGCTTCTCTGCACCAAGTAAGAAGTGGGTCAGTGCCAATGGCTTCAGTACTGGTAAAGATAATCTCGACGTGCTTATGGCTACTGCTAGGACTAACGGTATGGCTGACGCTGAGTCTTTTCTCTCTGATCTTAAGCGTCTATCTGCTGTATCTTCTTATCTTTCTTCCTTTGTCGAAGGAATTGCAGCATACACTAAACCAGATGGGTTCCTTCATGTAGGTCTGACACAGCACATCACAGCTACAGGTCGATTCAGTGGGCGTAACCCTAACATGCAGAACATGCCACGTGGTGGTACCTTTCCTGTTAAGAAGGTGTTTGTATCACGCTGGCCTAATGGTAAGATTATGGAGGCAGACTTTGCTCAACTTGAGTTTCGCACAGCGGCATTCCTTGCACAGGATGACACAGCTATGCAAGAGATCGCAACAGGGTTTGACGTACACAGCTACACAGCGAAGGTTATCTCTGATGCAGGTCAACCAACGTCACGCCAAGATGCTAAGGCACACACCTTTGCTCCACTCTTCGGGGCTACAGGCTATGGCAGGAGTAAAGCAGAAGCTGCCTACTACGAAATGTTTGTAAAGAAATACAAAGGTATCGCTGATTGGCACAAGAGTCTAGCTGATGAAGCTGTAAGACTGCACAAGATAACCAATGTAAGTGGCAGACAATACGCATTCCCTGATGTACAACGTAGACGCAGTGGTGGTGTGACACACTTCACCATGATAAAGAACTATCCAGTACAAGGATTTGCTACAGGTGATGTAGTACCTGTCGTACTGATTGAGTTAGAACGTTTGCTTCAACCGCTAAAGTCTTGCTTAGTCAATACAGTACATGACTCTATGGTTGTAGATGTACACCCTGATGAAGAGCTACGTGTACTAGCTATAGTTGAAATGCTTAACGCTAAGCTGAACGATATGATTAAAGAAGCATATGATGTAGACATGAATGTACCTCTATTGTTAGAGGCAAAGATAGGCCCGAATTGGCTTGACACAAAGGACGTATGAGAGTATAACTAGGCACTCTTTGAAAGCTCACAGAAAGGAACTCGTATGAGCAACGCAGTAGCACTCCAAGTGGAGAACATGAATTTAGCAGATGCTATGGGATTTAGCACCCAAGGCGGTGCAGCAACACCAACACTAGCACGACTACAGTTAGTGCACGGTGCAATCACTAAGGAAGTAGACGATGAAGAGAGGATCACTGTACCTGTAGGTGCATTCAAGTTCATCAGTGGTGATGATGTAGTGTACAGCAAGGGTATATCTATGCGCTTGTTTGCTGAGCGTCAGCAGTGGCAGCGCTGGGATGCAGATCAAGGTACAATGCAGAAGTCACTCATGTCTAACAACCTGAATGCTGACTTGAAAGATACACTAGGTACCTTCAACCTTGGTCGCCCATCAGGTTACATCAAGGACTTCCAAGCTTTACCTGAAGCACAGAAAGAAGTTATCCGTAGTGTTAATCGTGTTAAGATTTACATGGGTGAGATCAAGCTAGACAAAGCTATCAATGAAGACGGTGAAACACTAGAGGGTTACTCTGACTGGACACCCTTTGTCTTTGATGTGAAGAACCGTGATACTATGAAGAGTATTGATGCTGTCGTAGGTAAGATCATGGGTAAACGTATCTCTCCCATTGAGTACACTATTAGCCTCACTGGTAAGCGAAACAAATTACCTAGTGGTGGTAGCTTCGCTACTGCAGAGGCTACTCTAGGGGAGCGTACAGGCTTCACAGAGAGTGATCAAGAAACACTCAATGACTTCTTGGATTACGTAGAGCGTAGCAATGACTATGTACGTAGCAAGTGGGACGAGTCTAACGTTGAGTCTATCTCAAGTGAAGACGCAGCTATCGTTGCAGACTTTGTTGAAGTCCAGGATTTTGAATAATGCAACACCCAGCAGAGATAGCAATACATAGCTTCCTGCGTGATGCCATTGATGGCAAAGCAAACATGAAGGAGGAGGTCATCGAACAGGTGGCCTCTGATGTATCGGCTGCATTAAACAAGCAGTTCAACTCAGGCCCACGCAGTGACTTCAAGGTACGTATGTCTAACGTGGGTCGTCCTACATGTCAGCTATGGTTTCAAAAGAATCACCCCAATGAAGCTGAGCCTAAGCCTGTATCTTTCATGATCAACATGCTTATAGGTGATATAGTTGAAGCTGTATTCAAAGGTCTACTACGTTCAGCTAAGATTGACTTCCAGGATAATGAACGTGTGTCGTTATTCAAAGACAGTGCTGATCAAGTTGACGGTGAGTTTGACATGATCCTAGATGATCGTGTTGATGACGTTAAGTCTGCATCACCGTGGTCATACGAGAACAAGTTTGAAAGCTTTGATAAACTTAACAGTGATGATGGCTTCGGCTACGTAGCACAGCTTGTAGGCTACGCTACTGCAGCAGGTAAGGATGTCGGTGGCTGGTGGGTAGTCAATAAGCAGAACGGTGAGTTTAAGTATGTACCTGCTGAGATGTCACAAGAAGATGTGATGGGTAAGCTACTTGAGATGCGTGAGACTGTACGTTACATCAACAACGATGAACCATTCAAGCGTTGCTTCGATGATGTACCTGAGACATATCGTGGTAAGGAAAGTGGTAACAGGAAGTTATGCAAGGACTGTGGCTGGTGTGACTACAAGAAGCTATGCTGGCCTGAGATACAGGAGTTACCATCCAAGGTGTACAAGGGAGGCAAGACACCGCCTACCGTACAGTACACATACGTAGCACCTGATGACTAGAAGGCACAACAAAGGAAAGTATCGCAGCGGCTTAGAGAAAGAGGTCGCTGTGTATTTAAAAGAGAACCAAAGTAAGGTTCGCTATGAGCAGCTAAAGATTGAGTGGGTAGACTTACGATATCGTACATACACACCAGACTTCCAGTTAGACAACGGTATCTTCATTGAGACTAAGGGTATCTTTGATAGTGATGACAGACGCAAGCACGTAGAAGTACACAAGCAGCACCCTGAGTTAGACATACGGTTTGTATTCAGTAACGCAAAGGCAAAGCTTTACAAAGGATCAAGGACTACGTATGCTGATTGGTGTGACAAGCAGGGCTTCAAGTGGGCACACAGGGTGATACCCCAAGAGTGGTTACACGAGACTGGTAAAGCCACCACAAGCAAGGTTATAAAAAGGAAAAACCTAGATGTATAAGATTGAGAAAGACGAGATAGCTATCGTGCTACGTCCTACTGAGTTAGACGAAGATGGTGCGTGGATTAGTGGTGAGTTAGCTACAGGTGTAGCACTGCATCCTGATGCTAAGTTTAGTGATGAAACATTCCGTCAGCTTATAGATATTATTACATTGATGGGTGCATTCCTTGAAGTATCACAACACGACGACTACATATACGACACTGTAGCTGATGTACGTGACGAGATACTAGGTGAACAGCTAGAAGAAGTAGAAGAGATTAGACAAAGTGCCTATGAAGTAGTAGAAGGTACAGACAATAAAGTAATCCGACTTACACCATACACAAAGACAAAGGGTAGCGCATGACAGACGTAGTAAATAACCCAGTACACTATAACCAAAACGGTATAGAATGTATTGATGCTATTGAAGCTATGACAGAGAATATGTCAGGAGCCATTGCACCACATGCAGCTAACGTGTTGAAGTACATGTGGCGCTGTGAATACAAGAATGGTTTAGAAGATATTGATAAAGCTATTTGGTATCTTAACAGGATGCGTAAGCGCTGGGTGGAGACACATAAATGAGAAAGTTTAGCGTAACATTCGTGGTAAAGGTAGATGAAGATAATAACTTCTTGTCTGCCTATGAGGAGAGTCATGAGGAAGATGTGCACGATCTTATTACTAATGTAATGTATGACGTTGACGATATAGAAATAGAGAACTTAACAGTGAAGGAACGACAATGATAAGTGGGGATGACTTAGAGAACTTCGGTTACTACGATATGTTTCCAGATGCTGACCCTGTTAATTGGGCAGATTATTATTCAGGCTGGGTAGAGAAGAAGATACTTACACAAGGCCAGGATCGCTTAGTAGAAAATACATTAGGTCTTGTAGGTGAAGCTGGTGAGGTTGCAGAAAAGGTTAAGAAACTTATCCGTGACAGCAGCCGTTTCCAGAATGAAGAGATTATGAAAGAGCTAGGTGACGTAGTGTTCTACGCTACAGCACTAGCAAACATTTACGGACGAGGGTTGCAGGAAGTGCTGCAGCTTAATATAGAGAAACTAGATGACCGCCAGAAACGTGGTACCCTAAAAGGAAGTGGAGATAACCGTTGAGCAACTATTTACCAACAGACTACCAGTCATTCATTCACAAGTCACGATATGCGAAATACTTCGATGGTAAGGGACGTGAGAACTGGGATGAAACGGTTTCACGTTACATGGATAATGTAGTTGAACCTTTACTAGACAGTGGTGAGAGTGAAGAGAATCTAAACATTGCACACGACATTGAGCAAGCTATCATTGGCTTAGAGATTATGCCATCCATGAGAGCTATGATGACTGCTGGCCCTGCACTAGCACGTGATAACACAGCAGGGTATAACTGCTCATACTTACCCGTGGATGATCCTAAGTCTTTCGATGAAGCCATGTTTATCCTACTGTGTGGTACAGGTGTAGGCTTCTCTGTAGAACGTCAATACATCAGTAAGCTACCTGAAGTACCTGATTTACTATTCCCATCAGAGACAACTATTGTAGTTAAGGATAGTAAGGAAGGTTGGGCTAAGGCTTACCGTCAGCTACTAGCATTACTGTGGTCTGGTGAGATTCCACAGTGGGACATTGGTTTG